TCAGATGAGGTCACGGAGTTTGTCGACGACGCTGCTTTCCATGGCTGGTGTAATATGGCTGTATGTGTCCATGGTCTGGGTAAAGGTGGCATGACCCAGGCGATATTGAATTACTTTGAAATGGACGCCGGCTTTGACCAGGAGTGTTGCATGAGTATGGCGAAGCGTATGGAACGAAAAGTCTTCCGGCATATTTGCGTTGCGGCCGTATGCCTTTGTGCGTCTGGAAATATATTTCGGATCATACGGGCGTCCATCGGGACGGGCGAAGAGCAAGTTATTATTTTCGTAGTGGAGGGATGCCATTCGCTCTTCAAAAATGATTTTTTCCTGGGCACGGATGACGGACAGCGTCTGATCGTCAAGGGATATCGTCCGATGAGAGGATTTGTTTTTCGTCGTCTGGCTGATAACGACGTTGCCGCCGATGTTTAAAACCGTCTGATTGACGGTAAGCGTCTTATTTTTTACGTCGATGTCGTTGATTCGGAGGCCCAGGAGCTCAGACCGGCGCAGGCCAGTATACAGGGCGACCCAGTACAGATTGTGGTGCTTGGGATTCGGGACGGCCGCAAGGAAGCGGATGGCTTCGTCTTTAGTCAAGGCAAGCACTTTATCATGGGTTACAGTCGGCAGTTTGACGCCACGAAGGGGATACGTCGGGATGATACCATCGTTCACAGCCTGCCGGAGTCCAATTCGGACAACAGCCAGGGCATATTGTACCGTGCGATTGCTGTACCCCTGAGAAAGTAGTGATGCAATCAGGTCACGGAACATATGGGGCTGTAAATCAATCAACTTACATTTAGCCAGCGTCGGCAGCACATACCGGCGGAGTTGGAAGACATACGACTCAAACGTATCCTCTGCTAGCGTCGCTCTGGCGCCTCGTAGCCACACGGACAGCCATTGACCCAAGGTAATATTGTAATCGACGTTAGGAGCGGAAAGGAGTGCGTTTTTATACTTGTCCCGCCGTTGTTCGGCTTCCTTAATTGTTTTTCCGTAAAAATAGTGCCGCTTCCCGTCAATCGTCACAGACACTTTATAGCGTCCATCAGAACGTTTTTTCATGGAAATCACCTTCTTTGCTAAAAGAATAGCCGATATGTTATACTAATAATGACTTATGTTTCCACACAGTAAGCGCCTACTTGTCCAGGGTTAGCCGAGCTGGCGAAACGACTTTCCCGCCTTCTGTCCCAGCAGGAAGCGGGAAAGTTTGTATATGCGTTATTTTTGGGGTTTAGGGGAAGCCGGCGGCGTCTTCGGTGGTTGAGGTTTTGGACACGTAAAACCATCTTGACGCTGCTCAGGCTTGCCTGGGATTTGATTCATGGGTATCGTCTTCTTTCGTTGAAGGTGGTGTAAGAATATGGAGAACTTTATTATTATGATTGTTTCCTTGTCTCCTGGGTTCATCGGCATGGCCGTACACAAATTATTGAATGGGGATACGACGCCAGGGGCCATTCAAAGTAATATCATGACCTATTTCTTATATGCAGCCAGTTCATTACTCTGTGCGGAAATCGTGTGCTGGTTCCACGGGGCAATCAGCAAGATCCTCCTGCATGAGCCGGTATGGCTGGCCGATATCCTGCTTCCTATGGGAATAGCGGTAGTGATTGCTATTCTATGGCATATTATTGGGGGCCGTCTGGCCTATAAAATCGCCAATCAAATCAACAAAGTGGCTGGGAAAAACAGTATCATCATGGATTCGGATATGTTGGAAACCATGTTGAACGACAACCAGCCTCATTTTGTTACAGTGACGTTCCCTAATGGTACAGAGCGAAGCGGGTACGTGACCAATGTCATTGTAAGCAACAAAGAAATCATGCTGGAACCGAATCCGGATTGGACAAAAGACTATACCAGGAACACGAAAAGGGAATGTATTGACCTTAATTCTGGCATTGTAGTCACAGAGTATGAATACAAATAGAAAAGAACAGCATCATTAGCAATCACGGCATTTTGCGATAGTAAGAAAAAGAACTATTGCAAAATGCCGTATTTTTGTGATCAAATTCCCAAACAGGTATCAAAAACGACCATTTTTACAATTTCATTGTCGATTTTTGAGGATTAAAACTTACAATGTGCGCTTTTTGCACATTGTTTTCAGCTAATTAAGTAATAAAGAAATGCTTTACTACTTAAAGAGAATTGCCTTTTTAAATCACGTCGGGATTTATTATTATTGAAGAAATTTTTTAAGACGCCGATTGAACTATATTTAATGTTTCGCGATATTCTTCCGCTGGGGGAACTTCTACGAAGGTTACAGCCTTATCATATTTTTCCTTAACAAGATTTTCGATTTCTGACAATTTTACTTTGAAAAATTCTTTGCGATGGTTTACTTTATTGACTTCCATATCTCTAAAATGCTGATGAAGTAAGGATTCCAGTGCCGGAGCATCATCGGAGAAAATGAGAGCATGGGCATCAAATTCAAAAGGCACCGAAGCACTACTTAACTCTTTTATACGATCCATCGGTTCTAATCGGCGGGTCATGCCGATTTTATAAACATCTTCACCAAAGGAACCTATATTTGAAATGATATACACGTATCCAGCTTTGGCATTGGCTTCACGCTGTGCGAGAGTTTCTTTTTCTTGATTGAGTTTTTCTAACTTCTCATTCAATTCTTTAATTTTATCCAAATATAATTGCTTTTCTGCATCCATCGAACTCTTTTGTAAATATTTCATAGTACGTTCAATTTCATGCTTAAATTGAGCTTCATCCTTTTCAATTTTCTTCTTAGCCATTTCCATTTCATGACGCACTTTTTCTTCTTCACGAAGTTGTTCTTTTCTGATTTGGAAGAGTTCTTTTTCTTCCTGTAATTTCTTTTGATATTCGTATAAACAGCTCATTCGTTCGAGTTTAATTTTAAGAAAATCTTTAGTTAATTGGACATTATCAATCGAAAAAAGTTTGTTATGAGCTTCAAAAGCACGAGTGATTTTCTGACGAATGGAGTCAATATTACGGACAGTTACATTACCGATAAGACTATCTGTTTCTGCATTGAAACTACGTAATAATTGATTTTTTTGTTTTCGAAGATATGATTTAGTGTGTTCATCAGCGTTGCCAGTAAAAAGAATAGCTCCATCATTTTTTTGCAAATCCTTTTCCTCCGCGGAAATCAAAGACAATTTATTTTTTATTTCATCAGAGGATATTTGATCATAAAGGGTAGAATCTATTTCAGAAGTGACTAATACGTTATCTACTGCATTGCAGATCGCATCAAGAGCTTGTTGTTCTTTTTTTGATTCAAGAGAAAGACGATGAGATAAATCTTCATATCTTTTTTTCAAAGAAGATTCTTTCTGCTTATAATTATTTTCCAATTCTTGATATTTATTGGTATAATCAGCGATACGTTGATTATATTCTGCTTGCAGGTCTGTTAATTGTTGTTTCTCAGATGATATTTTTTCTTGTATATCGCCCAATTGAATTAATTCAGCAATTTCAATACTGCGATATTTTTTATGACGCAAGTAAACGAGAATTAATGCAATAATTAAAGGAATTCCATATGCGAGCGAAAAAGTACTTAAAATAACCAGGAATAAAGGACTAAAATAGAACGGAGCTTCTTTAAAATTGTTGGGTAAAGGTTTCATTGAGTGCATCTCCTTTGTGTTTGTAGCTATTATATTTTTAAAATTTCCGCCGCATTTCCACGACCTTGCCGATAATTTGTACCGGCAGGCTTTGGATTTCTTTATTTGAGTAGAATTGTGGGGTATAGATGGCGGCATTGTGACCGATAAGAGTGATTCCGGCAGGGCTTTCCTTGATTTCCTTGACCGTGGCATCGTTCCCATTCACTAGGACGATGGCGATGTCACCGGAATCGACGGTCGGCTGTTTCTTGACGATGACGATATCCCCATCCCGGAGCGTCGGCTCCATTGATGCTCCTTTGACTCGGAGCGCAAAATAATCGCCAGTGGCCGCCATTTCTGGCGTGATTTCCTCATAATCAAGGATTTCCTGAACAGCATCGATAGGGACGCCTGCTACGACACGACCCAAGACCGGAATTTTTACGCCTTTCTTATCATGCTGGGAATCACCAAACAAGGCATCTCGCGATAAGCCAAATAAAGCCATTAGCTCATTAACGGCTTTATTTCTGGGAATGACGCCAGCGTTTTCCCAGCGATCAACAGCTTGCTGACTAACGCCTATCTTTTTTGCCAAGGCTTCTTGAGATAACCCCAAACGTTCACGATTTATTTTTATGTTTAGGCCAATATTCATGATACCCCCTCCACATCGCTATATTTTTCTCTTATTATACTAAAAATATTAGTACAATAAAAACTAATTTAAATAGTATAAAAATATTGACTACTAATTAAATTAGTAATATAATATAGCTACAATAAAAATTAGTTAACACGAAAGGCGGCGATGAAATTGCGTAAAGCGTTGATTAATTATCGCGGTAAACGTAGTCAAGAGACGATGGCCGAGCTTTTTGGCGTATCTCAGCAGACTTGGAGCGCTTGGGAAGTCGGACGAGCTACTCCACCAGCAAAGACCATGCAGAAGATAGCAAAAATGAGCAAGAAATCTGTGCGAACGCTTTTTCCTGATATTTTTAACTAATTTAAATTGTTAAAAATAATTAGTAATAATTTGTTACATTGCGACAATTGAGATGGAGGCGGGAGCATGAAAGAACAAACACGGAAAATCCTCGCGCTGGGACATTTTGAACAAGCGTTAGCGGCTGGCGGCAAACACTTCTCGCTTAAACTTATCGACGACGAAACTGTTGAAGTTATTGACTTAGAAAGCCAGGCTGTAAAACACGTCAACATTGCTTGTGATAATGTACCGGCCATGTTGTTCGACATTTTGCGGCATGCAGCAGATTGGATGATGTAGGAGGCGGCAAACATGAACGAACTCGTAACGATGTACAACCATCAGCTGGTCACAGACAGTCGACAGGTGGCCGAACACTTCGGAAAACAGCATAAGCACGTGCTCGAAGCTATCGAAAACATCAAAGCCGAAAATTCGGCTGTGACCAAATTGTTCTACGAAACAACGTATCAGGCAGGCACTGGCAAGAATTACAAGATGTATCTTATGAACCGCGACGGCTTTAGCCTATTGGTCATGGGCTTCACCGGGAAGAAGGCACTCGAATGGAAACTGAAATTCCTCGAAGCTTTCAACGCCATGGAAAAGGCCATCAAGACGCCACAGATTACGCCGAATCCCCATTATCGGACGCGGATGATTAAGACGGCAGTCAAGGATGCGGCCGATACAGCGGCCATGATTGCCGATACCTTTGGAATCAAGAAACCGATGGCCATGACAGCGGCCATGCAAATGGTTGGGAAAGCCTATGGCGTCGATATGACGCCGCTAAAACAATTCATTCCGGCGGAAGTCAGCCCATCGACGTTGACACCGACGAAGATCGCCGCCGAACTTGGTATCTTGAACAGCAAAGGGAATCCCAATCCGCAGAAGGTGAACGCCATGCTGAAGGACAAAGGCTTACAAGAAAAAGTTGGCCCAGACTGGACGCCTACTGAAGCCGGGAAAGCCTACTGCGAACGTATCCCATATACCCGGGGCAATGGTCATAGCGGTTATCAATTGCTCTGGAGCCAGAAGATCCTCGAACTGCTAAAGAATGACGACCAGGAAGCGGGGAGGCAATCATGAAGCTAAAAATCATGGCTATTGTGGTGGTAGCACTTGCGGCCCTGGGCGTAGAATACTGGATTTACTACACCGGGATGCTCAAAGAACACATGACGTTTTTTGAATTTCTGCTGCTCATCGGCAGAAGCTAAGGAGATGAAACCATGGAAGAACATAGAGAATATGTAGATAAACGGGGATGGCGTTACGCGGCTATACCGCTCATCGGTAGCGAATCATACGCTATTTGTTATCAGAAGAAGCCGGGTAGCGGCTGGCATCGGATGAAAGCCGTTCCGGTATGCATAACCTGGGACGAAGCCAAACGACTTTGCGATGAACAGGCAGTTAAGAAAGGATGGAAGAGATTGTGAATAAAAAAGAAAAGGAATTTTTAGAAAATAACTTGTATTTCAACTATTTAAGGCGCCTGCGCACACAGGCGGACATGAAGAACGACAAGAGCAAGCAGGCCCGGATCATGGCCCAAGTCTCGGAATTTGCCGCCGAAGAAGCGGAAGTAATTTGTCGGCACTTGATTCCAGGCTTGGACATTGAAAGCGTCAAAAAGAGAGCTAAGGAAACATTTGAATTAGAGAAAGGGTAAAAAGATGTATGACATCTTTCGCCAGGCCAGCGACTGGATTTTGTAAGGATACTTATATTGTAGCCGAAAGGAGGCGTTACACCATGACAAAACGGTTCGGAATTGAAATAAAAAAAGCCCGCAAAGATGCGGGAATGACGCAGGAGCAGGCAGCGGAAGCATTAAATGTTTCCGTGCGAACATATGCCAAATACGAAGGCGGGGAAATCCTGCCAGGTGACGACATGGTTGCCGGAATGATGCAGGTCTTTGAAAATCCGTGCCTCGGCTATGCATATTTGTCGAAAGAATCGGCAGTCGGCAGGATGATCCTGCCGAAAATCGGAAAACTGCCGGGCGTCGCGGCCGGGGCCATGCAGTATCATGTAGCCCTGGCAGATGCGAACAGCGACTGCATCCGGCTCGAACGTATCTGCTGTGATGACAAAATTACCATGGCCGAAGAAAGGGACCTGAGTCCCATTGTAGAGAAAATCTTTGATTTAGCCGGCAAGGGATTGACGCTCTATCTGACCTGTCCAAAACGGACACAAAAAAAGAACCGCTCGGCGGCAACCGAACGGCTCTTATGCGGGAAATGAACAAAAAAGATAAGTCTACAGATATTGTAGCACGAAGCGAAGAAAGCCGCAATAGAGAGGCAACCACATGGGAAATCAAATAAATGACGGGACATGGGCCGAAATGAAGCAAATCAATGAAAAAGCGGAGCGAATCAATAAAAAAGCGGAGCGCATCACCGCGATTAACGTCTTAATCCTCGTTTTGCATATCGCAATATTCATGATGGGGAAGTAAAAAGGGGCGATAGTATGAAAAAGAAGCTGGAACCGATGAAATTGAGCGACCAACTGACATGGAACCGCAAGGAATTAGCGGAAGTCACGGGGCGCAGTAAAGAAGTCGTCGACCAATGGATTTATGAAGGGGCGCCATGTTGCCGAGAAGGGCATACGTACGTCTTTGAGCGTACGAGCATGATTGCCTGGCTTCGCGCCCGGGCCGTGAACCGGACGGGGATGATCCGCAAAACGGAAGTCTATGACGACATCTTCCCAGGCATTGAATTGGCATAGGAGGGAAAACATGAAAACGATGAAAATATATGACCATCAACCGGCCGCAAAGCAGACGTCGAAAAAAGGGAAAGTGGCCCGCCTGGCCGTGACGATTTTGCTTGCCTTTGGCATCGGCGTCTATGCCGGCACGGGTATCGGGAATATCGGCCAGGGGCCGACAGTGGCCGCCGATGAAGCGGACGTACATGTCGTAGAAGACGGTGAAACATTGTGGGACATTGCCCGCAGCGTCGCCGATGCACGCGGGCAAGACATCCGCGCAACTATCTACGACATTCAAACCAACAACGGCTTGCAGGAAGACGACAACCTGCAACCAGGGCAACGCATTATTATCCGATAGGAGGGGTTGGGATGAAGACAATCAGTAAGGATGCACTGAGGAACATGCTCAGGCGAAAAGAAGGCTGGAAGCTGGTGCCGGATGGCGTGCAAGATTTGTTGACAGACGTCGTCTATAAACAACTGGCAAACGGAACATGGAGCAACGGAAACCCGGAAGCCATTTTTATAGCTAACGGCTACTATTGCGTACGCTATCAAAATGGCATGTGGTGGCACTATGATCTGATTCATAAAACGTGGTTTTAAGGGGTGGAAAAAATGGAAGAGCTGGAAAGAAAATGCATGATTTGCGGGCATGTCTTTACACTGGACTTACGAGGGAGAAAAAAGAAGACATGTCCGTCATGCAGGGAACGGATACTGCAAGAACACGATAAATATGAAGCGGAATTTAACCGCGGCGAAAAGCCGGCACCCGATTTCTGTATCGTCTGTGGCAAACAGATAGACAATCCGCGCACACGGAAATATACGTGCAGCCCGACCTGCCGGCGGGAAATGGTCAACGTCGTATGCAACCGCTGGCAACGGAAGAAGCGGAAAATCATGAAGCTCAAGCGGATGCAGGAAAAAGAAAGAGAAAAAGAAGAAAAGGCCAAAGACGCCGAATTTGCCAAAGAAATCAAAAAGCAGTTCCGTAAAGGTCATCGCCCGCCGAACCCGAAAACCTATACCCCGGAAACGAAAGAATTGAGCAGTATGGGGCAGTGCATCGAAGAAGCCAGGCGCGCCGGCCTGTCCTACGGGCAGTACATGGCCCGGAAAATAAGCATGAGGAAGGAATGAGGTGGACAGATGGAAAACTGGTACAAGCCGGGGCCGGTGCGCATCTCTTACATCGAGCCGGACCCACGGCCCAAGAAGCCGAAGCGGAACTGGGAAAAATACAGTGACATAATGGCCTACCAGGCTAAGACTGCCGAAAAGATCCGCAAGCGGCTGGAACACGCAAAACGGAAATAGGTGGCATGAATGAAGCGTTGTTATTATTGCCATAAAAAATTGACCGGACGGATACACTACGTTGTCACCCCGTCCGGCAATTTAGCGCCTGTCTGTGCTGACGACCGGGAGTGCAAGCCCAGAGGCATCACCTGCCATGGAGACAAACCCAAGGCAAAGAAACAGCCACGGACGCGGGCGTTGAAGCGGAACCAAGGAGCTAATGGAAATGGATAGAAGTGATTCGATTGTTGAAAATATTAGAATTATTTGGGGGAATTGGCAGCCCCAGAGTTGCGTTGCGGAATTTAGGGATTCCCGTCAAAGCGATAGATTACGTAGAAATCGACGAAAAAGCAGTGCGAAGCTACAATGCCATGTTTGCAAGCGAACTCCCGTATAGAACGCAGGACGTTCGCGGATGGAATTTAAAGCCGGATATTCTCATTCACGGCAGCCCTTGCCAGGACTTTTCCATTGCAGGGCGTCAAAAGGGAGCAGACCCCGGAAGTGGGACTCGATCGTCGCTCATGTGGGAAACGCTAAATATCGTCAAAAACATGGGATTGTGGCGACCGAGAATTATAATCTGGGAAAACGTGAAGAATGTACGGTCAAAATACATGGTACATAACCATGAGCGGTACATGACCGAGTTGAAAAAGCTGGGATATACAAGCAGTTTTCGCATGTTGGATGCTAGAAATTTTGGCTTACCGCAAGCCAGACAGCGAATATTCACTATATCGGTGTTGGGCGGTCAAGATTTTGACTTTGATGCACTCAAACAAAGGCCTATGCAACCCATTGCTAACTATCTAGAGGACGATCCGGTAGACGACTTTTATACCGTCAAAGCGCCCAGCATGTTGCGGGCAATCGGGAAAACGGGGACTGTGCGCCGCCTGCCGATTATCAAAGATTACTGCTACACAATCACGGAGCGACCAGACAGAGCACCAGGAAGTGGCTGTCTTCCTATAGGTAATGGCAAATACAGATACTTGACGGAAAAAGAATGTTGGCGATTACAAGGATACAGCGACAAGGATTTTGAAGCGGCCGCCGGTGTTAATTCCCGACGAGCACTGTATAAGCAAGCTGGGAACTCCATCCCCGTACCAATTTTTGAAAGCATATTTAGCAAGATGCTATAGAACATAGCTATTAAAGAGGAGGGATAGCATGGTGGAGGACTTCGGAGATTTTGAGCCGGAATATATCAGACTGGCAGAGGATAAGCGGGAAATATATGACTTTCGTTTTTTTAATGGGCACGGCGCCTGTGTTATGCGGACCTTTTGGCAAAGAAGCGAGCTTGACGGTATAGGCCGAGAACAGTGGCTATACATTGTTTTTCTAACGAAAAAGAAGGAAGGCTACTGGCTGTTAGATAATGATCAACAACTCAACGATGAAATTATGAACGGATTCGGGCAGTTATTAGAGCCGCAAGACGTTGAAAAAATACTGAAAAGGATAAGCAGCCTGCCAGATTACGAAGCATATAAGAGGGGAGGGAAACCATTGGATATTAGTATGAGCCGGATACGGCGGGGCATTGACCAGGCCTGTGAAGAGGGTCGGCAATACACGATTATCCCGCGGACCGGCGACAATCATGTCGACGCGGCTATTTGCACGACAATGGAAGCGGAAGGGTACAAAGTGGCCCGGAATCAAAATAAGATCTTAATCAGTTGGTACTAAAAGGAGTTGAAGAAAATGTTAATGGTTTATGTGAGCCACCCGTGGGGCGGCAAAAGGGGAAATAAAATTAACGCCGATGAAGAAACGACTAAATTGCAATTAGACTATGAAGATGTCGTCTTCGTGTCGCCCATCCATGCGATACGGACCGGCGGCTATAATAAAGTCGATTATGTGGACGGCCTGGCGTATGCCATTGAATTGATGCGACGATGCGACATTGTTTATGTAGCGCCAGGCTGGCGGGACAGCACAGGATGCCGGGCCGAGGTAGAGGAAGCACGACGGAAAAACATACCGATTGTAACCAATCGGCAGCAGTTAGAAGAGCAGCTGGAAAGGACCTGTGAATTGACGTCGAAAATGTATTACCAGCCGGTACGGCGGCAATACGTCTGGAATTTGCTTGAAGAAATCGAGGGATGCCATGCATAGAATACGTAAAACATTGATGGCCTTGATCGCCATATCCTTCACAACCTGGATTCTGGTCGGGGCATGTATTTACATGATTTTCTTATGGTGACACGGGATAGTACGGAGAAGACGCCAGCGTACATATATTGCCAAATTTGCGGGATGCCTATTATGAATTGCGTATATTGCCCGAAAGAAGAAGGCGACATCTGCCAGATACATTGCCTGGCATGTCCGTACTTTGAAACGTATTCAGGATGCTGGCACTGCACATACAAAAAAGACGACGAAGAGACAGCCAAATAGGCAAGGTCTCTTTTCGCCTTATATATGTATTATATAAAAATAAGAGGCTGGGCCTCTTAGGGGCTAGTAGTAGGCGTTATATTTAGTACCGTTTTTATAAAAATCAGTGAAAAGAGGTGACAGATGTGGGATTCGTACGCAATGTGAAATATTTCTGTGGGAAAGAATACGTAGAAATGGACCTGTTCGAGATGGCCGACATGCGGGAACGAGGTCGGAAGATGCGGGGCAAGAAAATCAATCTGTCATCTGCTGACCAGGTACGCCGAAATAGAAACCGGGCGGCTAGGACTTTTTTGCAGAAAGTACATACGAATTTCACGGCGAACGACATTTACCTTACGCTGACCTATGATCTGATGCATCGGCCGGAAGACACGAAGGCTGCTAAACGGGACTTTCATAATTTCATACGCCGGATAAACCGCCGCCGGAAAAAACTCGGCCTGAAACCCGTGCAATATATGGGGACCATCGAACGCAAAGGAGAAAATTATCATTTCCACATGATTATCAGCGGCGGCCTGGACCGGGACGAATTGGAAAGCATTTGGGGCAAAGGATTGAGCAACGCCAGCCGTCTGCGCATCCACGACCAGGAATTGATGCAGAAGTTGTGCAAGTACATCCTGAAAGAAGCCCGCGACAAAGAAAAGTACGAAAATACCTACATCTGTTCGCGGAATTTAAAGAACCCGGTTGTCAAGAAAAACGACTGGGCATTTAGTCACAAGAAACTGAACGAACTGGCAGGGCTGACAGACTGCCGGGAAATCTGGGAAGCTATGTATCCCAAGTATGAATTTATCGAAGCCATGTCAACCTATAATGACATGACGGGTTGGCATGTGACTGTCAAAATGAGGAAGAAAGAAGGGAGTGCATGAATCCACTCAAAATAGTGATTCCCGGGCCGCTTCCGGGACTCAACGAGTACGTCAAGGCGAACCGGGCCAATCCACACACGGGAAGCCGGATGAGCCGGGCGGCTCACGAAATCTGCAAGACCGGCATGATTAAATACAACGGCCGTCACATCAAGCGGGGGCGGTTTATTTTCTCGTGGTATGAAAAGAATCAGCGTCGGGACAAAGACAACATTGCCTTTGCAAAGAAATTTATCCTGGATGCCCTGCAAGAAATGAAGATCCTGAAAAATGATGGCTGGGCCGAGGTGACCGGCTTCGAGGACCGCTTTTATGTAGACAGGCATAATCCACGGGTCGAGGTAGAAATTTACGAGGAAGAGAATAGTGAAAATGAGAAAGGGTGAAGTGATGTGACAGCAGAAGAGTATTTGAAGCAGTATGCAGTGATGCGGGCGGAAGTGGAACAGAAAGAGCGTCTGATCCGGACAATGGGGAGGGAAATATTCGGCGGGCCATCAGACCGGATAACGTCGGTCATGGCGGGAAGCCTGGGCCGGTCCAGCCAGGGGAACTACTGGGACCCGAAAAGCCTGAAAAAATTCAAGACCGAGCTGGACAAGCAGGAAGACCGGGTCAGGGATATGCGCAATTTTATGATGCGGATCATCAACCAAATTGACGGCCTGGACGACGGAAAAGACCGGGCGCTGCTAAACGGCTACTATGTCCAGGGCATGACATGGGGAGAGCTGGCCCGGCAAATGAACTATGCCGATGTGTACGTTAGAGGATACCTGAAAGCTGCCGCACTCAATCACTTCGACAAAAAATATCACGAATTTCTTGTCACTTATCAACATGTTACAAAATAATACACCTTGACGTGATATACTGTAATCAGTCAAAGAGGGGATGATGGGGCCCAGATAGGAAGCGGCGGTCCCACATCCCACACACTTGACAACTCTGGTGATTCCACCTTCTCATGACTCAAAGGTAAAGCACACAAGGAAAGAGCGTCCTGCAAAGGGCGCTCTTTTACTATGCCGGAAAAGGAGGGGCCGGAGAAAACAGGGGTGCCTGGAAAAAATAGGGGGTGCCTCGGAAAAACAGGGGATGCCTGAAACGCAAAAAGAGAAAGGAAGTCGACGTCATGGCCCGTGACTTTGCCAAGGATTTTTACAACTCACAACGATGGCGCACGTGTGCCAAGGCATACGCAGCGTCGAAGCTCTATATCTGTGAGCGATGCCACAACAAGTTTGTCCGGCATGACGGAAAACGGCAGCGGTGGATTGTACATCACAAGATACCGCTGACGCCGGACAACATCAACGATCCACGCATCGCCTACGGGTGGGACAACCTGCAGTTCTTATGCATTGAGTGTCACAACCAGCTGCACAGCAAGCACCACGTAGGACGACGATGTCAGTTCGATGCCGACGGCAACCTTTTATATTTTAAGTGATGAAGCTTTGACACCCCCCACCTTTAAGCCGCCACTTAAAGCTGGATGACGCCGGGGGCGGGCCTTTCTTTAATACAAACCTCGCGCCCGAGGGGGGTGTAGTCCATATATACGCGTAAGAAGATTTAGCAAAAAGAGGAGAGGAGGGATGACATGGCCAAACTTCAACCGAAAACGATACTGAATCGTCGAATTAAGGAATTGAAAGAGATTTTTTCCGCCGTCGATTCGGACAAAATGAAGGTCATCGAACCGTCACTGATCCAGGCGGCCAAGATGGAATTGTACATCGTCGACCTGGCACGTCAGCTCGATGATGCGGGCTTTGTAGAGACATACCAGAACGGAGAAAACCAGACTGGGAAAAAAGAATCGACCGAGTCCAGAGCCTACAGCACGATGGTCAAGAACTACAACGCCGTCATCCGGACCCTGCTCGGCTGCTTGCCCGAAAGCGAACAGAAAGGCGCAGAAGACGAAATGCTGGCCTTTTTGAAATCGCGGACGCGTAAATGAACTACATCGAAAGCTACTACGGCGCCATCGAAAGCGGCAAGGTCGTCACATCGGAAAAGATTAGACGGACTTATAAGCACCTGGTGGCCAAGATGCACGACCCGGACAGCGCGTATGTATATGACGACGACAAAGCCAACTTTGCCATTGATTTCATCCAGACCTTTTGCAAACACAGCAAAGGCAAATGGGGCGGAAAGCCCTTAGTCCTGGAGCTGTGGCAGAAGGCGGCGACGGCGGCTCTCTTCGGCTTCGTCGATAAACGGACGGGCTTGCGGGAATATCGGCAGATGGTCCTTATCGTGGCCCGTAAAAACGGGAAATCGACATGGGCCGCCGGCATGGCTCTATACCTGCTGGTCGCCGACGGCGAAGCGGGCCCGGAAATCTATTCCGCTGCCACAAAAAGGGACCAGGCAAAGATCATATGGACCGAAGTGCGCCGGATGATTAAGAAATCGCCGGCTCTCAACAAACATCTCAAATGTCTAGTAGGCAGTATCCGCTGCCGATTTAACGACGGCGTCTTTGAACCGCTGGGGTCTGACAGTGACAAGCTGGATGGCCTGAATGTTCATGGCGCCCTTATCGACGAACTGCACGCTATCAAGGACAAGAACATCTATGACGTCCTCATCGACGGCATGACAGCCCGTGAACAACCGGTATGCATCATCACGACGACAGCCGGCACCGTCCGGGACAACATTTTCGACTTGAAATACGACGAATGTGCCCGGATCGTGGCAGGCTATGGAGACCCGGAAGGCTATCACGACGAAACCATCCTACCCCTGGTCTACGAGCTGGACAAGCGGGAAGAATGGACGGACCCGGCCGCCTGGGCAAAAGCAAACCCGGCCCTGGGAAGCGTCAAAGATAAAGAGCAGCTGGCCCATAAGGTCTATCAAGCGCAGCATAATCCGCTGCTGGTCAAGAACCTGCTATGTAAAGACTTCAACGTCCGCGAAACAGCGACGGAAGCGTTCTTGACATTCGAGCAGTTGAACAACGAAGCCACCTTTGACCTGGATGCACTGCATCCGCGGTATGCCATCGGCGGCGTCGACCTATCAGCGACGACCGACTTGACGTGCGCAACGGTCCTATTCAAGGTACCGGAAGACGACGTCAATTTCTACGTCCATCAATGCTACTGGATACCGGAAGACCTGCTGGAAAAGCGGGTGCGCGAAGACCGCGTACCCTATGACATCTGGAAAAAGCGCGGCTTTGTCCGTACCAGCCCAGGGAACAGCATTGATTACCGGCTTATCGTCCAGTGGTTTGAAGAGATGCAGAAAGAGCATGACATTTACCTGTACAAAGTCGGCTATGACGCCTGGTCGGCAAAGTATTTCGTCCAGAACATGGAAGAGATCTTCGGCGAGCCGGTTATGGAAGCGGTCATACAGGGCAAGAAAACGTTGAGCGGGCCGATGAAGAGCCTGGCCGCTGAATTGGATGCCAAGCACATCATTTACAACAACAACCCGGTACTCAAATGGTGCATGGCCAACACGTCCGTAGACGTGGACCGCAACGGCAACATCCAGCCGTGTAAGCTCCAAAACGCCAAACAGCGTATTGACGGCATGGCGTCCCTGCTGGATGCCTACGTCGTCTATGAGCGCAACCGGGAAGAATACGACAACCTGCGATAGGAGGTGAGACGATGCAATTACGCAGTATATTCCAGAAAATTTTCGGATCCGAAAAAAGTTATGCCGGCGCCGGCACGATGAAACTGCTCAACAGCTACAACAACGTGTACACGCCGTGGGACGGCAACGCATACGACGACTCGACCGTCCGGGACTGTATCGACACCATCGCCAGGCACTTCGGCAAGATGCGGATACGGCATATCCGCCGGAGCGACGGGAAAATCGTAGAGACGGTACAAGACAAGCTCAATTACCTGCTGAGTACCAAGCCTAACGACTTCATGACAAGCAGTGAGTTCCTCGAGAAATTCGTTGCCCAGTATTACAGCTACAACAACGCCTTCATTTATATCCAGCGCGACGTAAATGGGGGCGTTGTTGCGTTATGGCCGTTGGATTTTTCTATGGTAGAACTGCTACAGAAGGGCAGTGACATCTTTTGCCGGTTTACCTTCGGCGGCGGGAAGCGGACGACCGTGCCGTATACCGATATCGTGCATGTCCGCCGGCACTATAACCGGGACGACTTTTTCGGCGACGATAATTGCCGGGTCATCAAAGAGGACCTGACAACACTACGGGCCTGTAAGGCATCTATCATCAACGCCGTGAAAAATTTCGGCGCCTTGCGGGGCATCATCAAGTGGGCGCAGGTATTGCGGCCGGAAGACGAAAAGGCGGCGTGGCAGCGCTTCGTAGAAACGTACGCGTCGGGCAAGAACGGCAGCGGTATCGGGTCACTCGATAAAAAGGCCGATTTCCAGCAGATCAACACGACGGTCACGACATTCGACGCCAATCAGATGCAGTACACGAAAGAAACCATCTATGAGCACTACGGGCTGAATGCGAACATCGTAAAAGGCAATTACAAGGAAGACGAATACATTGCCTTTTATGAATCGGTCCTTGAACCGGTCGCCGTGAAGCTGTCCCAGGAACTGACAGACAAGCTCTTTACTGAGCGGGAACAGGGATGGGGCAACGAAATCATCATGGAAACGAACCGGCTCAGTTATATGAGTGTCGCATCTAAAATCAAGGTCTGCCAGGCCCTGACGCCTATTGGCTGCATCACGATCAACGAAGTTCGCGAAATGTTCGGCTATGCCGGCGTAGAAGGCGGCGACAAGCGACAAGTTAGCCTGAATTACGTCAATGCTGACGATCAAAGTTTGTACCAGACCGGGAAAAACGGCGACAGCAGCAGTGATGATAATGACGATGATGCGGAAGGAGGTGACGACGATGCAGGAACGAGTAAAACGAATCATGACAATAAGGGCGGCACTGCCGAATGACGATGCGGCCGACGGCGACAGAATGATCGTCGAGGGCTATGCAGCCGTCTTCAACAGCCCTACGGTACTATGGAAATCCAGCTGGTCGGGCATAACGTATATGGAACAGATTGACCCCAATGCCTTCGCGGAAACGAATATGAACAACACCATTTTTAACTACAATCACGGCGACACGGCGTTAATCCTGGCCAGTGCCAAGAGCAGGACCCTGACCATGGAAACCGACGCCAAGGGGCTGAAAATCCGGGCTGAAATCGCTGATACGAGTGTCGGCCGGGATATTTACACGCTCATCAAACGGGGCGACCTGGACAAAATGAGTTTTGCTTTTGACATTACCAGCCAGACCATCGAAGAAGACAACGAAGAGAACACATATCTGCGTAAAATCACGGGGATTGGAAATCTGTATGACGTCTCCGTTGTCAATTTCCCGGCCTATGACGATACGTCTATCATGGCCAGGGCAAAAAATTATTTTGAAGAGCGGGAGGCGAAGTTAAGGGAACGCCGTCACCGCCTGGAATTACTCACATTATAGGAGGAAAAACATGAACAGATTAGCAGAAATCCGCAAGAGAAAAGTCGAAATCAGACAGACACTCCAGGACGATACACAGCAGAATATTGACCTTGACGCACTGGAAAAGGAATTGCGAGCATTGAACGAAGAAGAAGCGGACCTGGAACGTCGCCAGGATATGGCCAACGGCATCAACATGGGCAAAACTACGGCTACGGTCATCGAACCGCCACAGGCACCGGCTAAGCGCGCAGAAAACCCCTATGATTCCGCCGAATACCGTATGGCTTTCATGCGCTATGTAACCCGCAATGAACCGATTCCGGCCGAGTTCCGCAGCGACGCCAACACCAAGACCGACGACATCGGTGCTGTTGTACCGCCGGTAACGCTCAACAAAATCGTCGAAAAAATAGAAGCATACGGCATGATCCTGCCGCTCGTAACCCGTACAGCCTATAAAACAGGCATGAATATCCCTGTGGCATCCGTCAAGCCGGTCGCCAGCTGGGTCGCTGAAGGCGCTGGCAGCGATAAGCAGAAAGAAAAACTCGAGGCATCCATCACTTTCGGCCATTTCAAACTCCGTTGCGCTGTCAGCGTATCCCTGGAAGTTGATAACATGGCCCTGTCGGCCTTTGAAAACCGTCTGGTATCGTCTGTTTCCGAAGCCATGGCCAAAGCAATCGAACAGGCTATCCTGACCGGCAGCGGCACTGGCCAGCCTACGGGTATCCTCACCGATGACGAGAAGGGCGAAAACATTGCCGTCAAAGAAATTGATTACAAGACGCTTGTCAAAGCCGAAGCCGCTCTTCCGATGGAATATGAAAACGGCGCTGTCTGGGTCATGAGCAAAAAGACCTTCATGGAATTTGTCGGCATGGTGGACACGAACGGCCAGCCGATTGCCCGCGTCAATTACGGCATCGGTGGCACTCCGGAACGGACCTTGCTGGGGCGCCGCGTCGTGCTCACCAACTATTTGCCGGCCTATGCAACGACCTTGAAGACAACGGACGTATTCGCCTTACTGTATGACTTCAGTGATTATACGCTCAACACCAACTTCGAAGTCGGCATGAAAGTCTATGAAGACAACGATACCGACGACATTGTCCGCAAATCTATCATGGTTTGTGATGGTAAGCCAATTCTGAGCGCATCCCTTGTCAAACTGACCGGGTCTGCGACTGCGTAAGCGTTGGGAGATGATACGAGATGGAATTGGAAGACCTGAAAGAGTATCTGCGTATTGATGCGGATATCACCGAGGACGACGTATTGATTACTTCGTTAGGGGAAGCCGCCGTCTCGTACCTCGAACAGACGACGGGGAAAGCCTACAACGATGAAAGCGCCTTGATGCGGATGGCCGTTTGTCAGCTGGTTTTGCTGTGGTACGAAAACCGTACGCCCTTTACGACCAAGACCAACGTCAACGACCTGCCAAACAGCCTGAACGCCATCATCAAGCATATCGCCCTGGCGCAGGCGTACCCGAGTAAGGAGGATGCGGCGACATGATAAACATGGACGGAATCGGCCTGCTCAATCGTCGCATCCGCCTCTTGCAGTACGTAGAGGCCGAAGACGAGTACGGCTTGACGCATCAAGAGCTGAAAGATGCCCTCGGTCATCCCATATGGGCCAGGATAGAACCGGCACGGGGAAAGACGTACTATGAACAGATGCGCGACAAGGTCGAACTGATTACGAAAATAACCATCCGCTATAGGCCGGGCATTGATGAAAACATGCTGGTCCAGTACGGAAAGAAAACGTACAAGATAACATCTGTCGTAGATCCATACGAAGCTCATATCAAACTTGAACTCATGTGCAATCTCAAGAAAGCAGGTGAATCCGGTGACGATTGACGAATTTAACGCCAAATTAGACCAGTTTGCCAAGGAATACCCGGCCGACGCCAGCGATGCCCTGCAAAAAGGGGCGCGCAAAATGGTCAGGGAACTAAAAGCAGCCACGCCGATCGGGCGTACGAATCACAGGAAAAAACTGGCGAAAAGCTGGAAAATCAAGATGAAAGACCGCTATGGGCGGGCGCCGGAAGCGGATATAAGGAACGCCGCCCCGCACTATCATCTGGTAGAAAGAGGCGTACAGAATCCGAAAGATCCGCACGGGCAGCCGAAGCCAGAATGGAAAGCATCCCTTAATAGACATGTCGGATTTACCGAAAAGGCCGTACAAAGCAACTGGCCCAAGGTAAAAGAAAGCATGTCCAAGACGTTCTATGAAAAGGTGCGTGATCATTTTGGCTGAGATTGTCCGCCAGGCCGACGTACTGAAACATATCATCGCCATGCTGACGGCTGAATTTAAATGCAAGGTTTATGCCGACGAAGTCCGCGAAGACTTCTGCAAGCCTTGCTTTTTTATTGCCGCCACGTCGGTCATGACGCCGAAGACGATGAGCTGGATGCAAAAAGAATTGACCGTACGCCTGGTGTATTACCCCAAAGACGCAGAAAAGAACGAAATCACCTACATGGACGTAGTGGACCGGGTACAGATGCTTTTCCCTGTCGGCATCCAGACCAGTGACCGCTTTCTGAAAATCGAATCTATCGAAGATGACCGTGTCGGCGAAGAAGACGACATCCTGGCTATGACTATCGTCATCCCATACATTGAACGGACCAACGGAAGCCAGGGCAGCGGCGACATGATGGAAGAGGTCAACATGAACGTCATCGACAGCAAAGAAAATAAATTCCCGGACACCATCACTAAAGAAGAAACAGGAGGATAAGCAATGGCAAAATTAGGTATGCCCTCGATTAACATATCGTTCATCGAAGCGGGCATCGGAGCGATTAATCGTAGTCAGCGTGGTATTGTAGCCTTGCTGCTGGAAGAACCGCAAGCAACGATCACCAACTTGCTGAAGGACCACGAAGTCACGAGCGGGGAAACGACAACGACGGAAAAAGCTATCAAGAACCCCTTTACCGTCTATACGACCGACGATATCCCAAGCGAATTGACCGAAGAAAATAAAGACTATATCACCAAGACCCTCATCGGCTATGTCAAAGCGCCGTACCGGGTCAAAGTCTATCTCATGGCCCAGGATGAAACGGCCGACTCTAAAGAGGACAAGTTTGCCAAGGCCCTGGAAGTACTGGCTACGGACCGCTGGGACTACCTGGCTATCCCTACCATTACGACGGTCCAGTGCGAAAGCGTCGCCACCTGGATGAAGACCAACCGCGACAATAAGCACAAGCGTTCGAAAGTTATCCTGCCAGGCTATGCTGGAGATTATGAAGGAATCATTAATTTCTCCAATACGACCATCGTCACGGCCAGCAAGACCTATAACGGCGCTCAGTACATCCCTCGTATTGCCGGGCTGATTGCCGGCACGCCGCTGACTATTTCGGCGACCTATGCGCCACTGTCGGAAGTCATCGACTGCGACAAATACACGCTCGATGAAAACGACGAAAAAGTCAATAAAGGCGAGCTATTCGTCTGGTATGACGGCGAAAAGTTCAAAATGTCCCGCGCCATGAACAGCCTTGTCACGACGACCCAGGGCAAACAGGAAGCCTATCAGACTATCAAGAGCGTAGACATCATGGACGCCATCTATGACGACCTGCGCAAGACAACGGAAGACTCGTACATTGGCAAATATACAAACGATTACGACAACAAGCAGATTTTGATTACGGCCATCTACGGCTATCTCAAGGAATTAGAAGACGGCCGGCTGCTGGAAAAAGGCTACTCGAACGTAGACGTCGACGTGGAAGCGGTCAAAAACTACCAGCTCCAGCACGGCTTATACACCAAAGAACAGCTGGCCGATATGGATGATCTGGCCGTCAAGAAACTGGACACGAAAAAGAAAGTGTTCTTGACGGCCAATATTAAGATCCTCGATGCTATGGAAGATTTCGATTTCCCCATCAATATTTAGGAGGTGACGCGCAATGGATTCGATGAAAGCACAACAGGTTATGTCCGGCACCGAAGGCGAACTCTGGATTGACGGCACCAAAATGGCCCAGGTAGAGCAGTTCAAGGCCGAAGTTAACCTCAATAAGCAGGAAGTCAAACAGGTCAAGAAGCGCAGTAAGCAGTATAAGGTCACTGGCTGGGAAGGTAAAGGCTCGCTCAAAATGAATCACGTATCGTCGTTTTTTATCGACAAAATGAGTGACAACATCAAAGAAGGGCACCAGACCGTATGCACGCTTATCGGGAAATTGTCCGACCCGGATGCTATGGGCGACGAACGGGTCGTCATCTATGACGCAACGTTCGACAAGCTGACGCTAATGGACTGGGAAGCCCAGAAGCTGACCGAAGACAGCTACGATTTTACCTTTACTGACTTTGATATCCTCGATTCGGCGAGTGAATAAGGAGAGAAACCATGAATTTAGCAGATGCATTACTGGCAGCAGATGCCGGGAAAATCACCAAGAAAGAACATAAGTCGTATGAAGTGAAGCGGCTGTCGGCTATCCTGGGCGAGCCATTTGTTTTAGATCTTCGACAGATCCCGAATAAACGGGTACGCGAAATCCAGGACGATAGCATGAAAATTGAAGGCGGGAAAACATCGGTCGACCAGTACAAGTTGACCATGGGCCTGCTCTGCGACGGCATTGCCAACAAAGATTTTGACAACCGCGACGTGCTGAAACACTACGGCGCAGCTACGAGAAAAGACCTGTTCGACACGCTTTTAAACGCCGGCGAAATCCAGGACATTGCCAATATCATCAGCGAGCTCTGCGGCTTTGACAGCAAAAAGACGGAAGAGCAGGTTGACGCTGTAAAAAACTAATCAGCTCTGACGGAGAGGTGCAGGAAATGTTCTGGCATTACGTCAGGCATAACCTGCGTCCGTCAGACTACTATGCAGCAGGACAAGGGGAACGCATCGTTTTGCGGGCGTTCATGCTCAAAGAAATAGAAGAAGAAAAACGGATGAAGAAAGAAATTGAAGACAAGACGAAGGGAGGGCGATGACCGTGGCAGAAATTATTGACGTCGTCATGAGGCTGACCGATAACGTGACCGATGGGCTACAAAGAATACGTAGCGAAATGGAACAGACGTCCAAAGCCAATATGCAAATGGGACGGAATCTGAGTAATGCAAGCAGAAATGTCGGCAACCTAGCCAGCAGTATGATGCCATTGGCCGCCGGCATCGCCGGGGCCGGCGCAATTGGCGTCAAGACCTTCATGGACTTCGATTCTGTTATCACCGGGGCTGGCGTTAAAGCCGGGGCCACGTCCGAAGAGATGCAGAAGATGAAAGACGCCGCGGCCCAGATGGGGGCTAAATTCCCGACGACGGCCCGCGAGGTCGCCGAAGGCATGGACCGCCTGGCAGCAGGCGGATTTGATGCGGAACAGACCATCGGAGCCATGCCGGGCATCATCGAAGCGTCTATCGCATCGGGCGAAGACATGGCGACGACATCCGACGTCGTCACGTCAGCCCTGTCTATCTGGAACATGAAAAACGGCGACATCGCCGCCAGTACAACCCACGTGGCCGACGTCGTCCAGGCCGCTGCCAATGCCTCTAAATTAGGCATGGCAGATTTTGGCGTAGCTATGCAGTATGCCGGCGCCCCGGCCGCGGCATTGGGCATCAACATCGAAGAGCTGAGCACGGCCATGGGCATCATGAGCAACAATGGCATCGAGGCATCGACCATCGGGACGTCGTTACGTTCGACCTTGTCACGATTAGCCGACCCGCCAAAGGCGACAAGCGATGCGTTTAACCAGTTAGGCATCTCTATGGCTGACTTGCAAAAAGGAGATGGCAGCTTTATCGGGCTGACTGGCGCTGTTGATTTACTGCGCAGTAAAATGGCCGGATTGAGCGACACCCAGCAAGTGGCGATTGCAAAGGCCGTCGCTGGCGAAGATGCTTACAGCGGATTGCTGGCACTGATTAAAACCAGCCCGGAAGCATATCAGCAAATGTCGGACGCTATCACGAACAGCGCCGGCAGCTCACACGAAGCATACGTGAAGATGCAGAACACCCTGAAAGGATCTGTCGACGCATTGAAGAGCTCGCTCGAAGCGCTCGGCATTTCCTTCGGCTCGGCCATGGCGCCGAGTATCAAATCGGCAGCGGAAAGCATCAAAGCACTGGTCGATGGATTCAACAGTTTATCGCCGGAAGCCAAGAGTCTCGTCATCCACATCGGTGAGGGCATCGTCGCCTTTACGGGCTTGGCATTTGCTACCAGCAAGGTACTGAGCATCACCGGCACAGCAATTACGACATACGGGCAAATAGGGCGCGTATTAGCCGGTCATAGCATCAGAAATAAGGGACTGCAGTATGCTGTCATGGGCGTCGCCAAAGCACTACCAATTTTAAAATCTGGCATCCTGAGCCTCGCAAGCGGTTTTCGTGTCGCACTGGCAGCCATGGGTCCCATGGGCATTTTGTTCATGGCTCTCGGCATCGCTGCAGCATATGTCATCTCGCACTGGGAACAGTTTGCACCGATTGTCCAGAGTATAGGCGCTGCCGTCATGAATAACATACAATGGGTATGGAACGGCCTAAAAGGCTTTTTTAGCAGCCTGGTACAGATCGCGACGAGCATTATTAATTTCTTCAGAGGTGTTTTTGTAGGTGCATGGAATATTATCTGCAATCTCGTCGTTGCTGCATTCAATAACGTCTGGACAGGCATTCAGGTAGTAGGGAACGGCATCCAAAACGTCTTAGAAATGTGGGTCAACATGGTCATGGGTGTCTTCGACGGGCTCATCGAATTTATTACGGGCGTCTTTACGGGAGACTGGAGCGCGGCCTGGCAGGGCGTCGTCGATATCTTCAGCAGCATCTTTGGCGGCATCAAGGGCATTGCAGACGGCATCCTAGAAGGCATCAAAGCGGCCATCAATGCAGTCATCGACGGCATCAACAGCATCAGCGTCGATATCCCTGATTGGGTGCCTCATTTCGGAGGCCGGCACTTCGGGCTGAACATCCCGCACCTTTACACAGGAACGACGAACTGGATGGGCGGGCCGGCTGTCATCAATGACGCCGGCGCTGAAATCGTCGACCTGCCCAGCGGTACGCGTGTCATCCCGCACGATCAGAGCATCAACCAGGCGTACAACATGGGGCGAGCCGGCAGCAGTGACACGAAAATTACCATCAACATCGGCACCGCGCAAATGGGAAATGGCCAGGACGTACGTCAGCTGGCCCGACAGTTGGCAGAGCAGGTCCTCTTCGAACTGGAGACGAGGGCAATTAATCAGAATGTGGGGGCGATTTAATAATGGCAGACTTCTTGAGTTATCTCGACTCGCTGGCGACCGTCTTCAGCGGTGATGGGTTCAGCAGTGACAGCGATATCTTGTTTTCCCTGTCCTGCGGCCTTGGCAGCGTAACCTTTCCGGTCAACCCGTCGAGCTACGAAATCAAGAATCCGCACCAGAACTCAACCATCAATATCAACGCCCTGGGCGAAATGAACATGATGGGCAAGGCTGGTCTGCGCACACTGGAAATATCGTCATTCTTTCCGGCGGAAGCCTACGGCTGGGAAGTATCATATCCGTCCATGGACCCGTATGCCTACGTCTCGACAATCATGGGATTCAAAGAAGAAGCGGAGCCATGCACGATAACCGTGTCCGGGACAGATGTCTCGATGAAATGCACTATCGAAAGCTTCAGCTACGGCGAAAAAGACGGCACAGGCGACGTGTATTTTTCCCTGTCTTTGAAAGAGTATCGTGATTTTCCGGCAGCGACACAGCTGCAGGCCGACACGGCCAACGGGACAGGCGTCGTCACAAGTGATTACAGCAAGTTCAGCTCAAAAACGTATGCCAGCGGGCTCTATTCACGAACGTCCGTTGATGCTTTTGAAAAGCAAATCGTAGCCACACCGGCAAAAATGGACAGCATCGACATGGCCGCCAAGGCCGTGCGCCGTACTATCGGTATTGCCAGGCAGAGCATACGCCGCGTGAAAATGGCCAAAGCGCTGCTGAAAGGCGGCAAAATACGGGGCGGCACGATAATGAACGTACTGAAAGCAGGCGTCCGCTACAAGGACGGTAAGTGGATCACGAAATGGTAAGGAGGTAAAAAGATGGGGCTGCAGGTATTCTATTCAGACCCGCCGCAAACAGAGGCGGAAAAGAAAGCAGCAGAAGATGCCAAGAAGAATGGCAAGAGCGTCACCGATCCCGTGGCCATGCTGGATATTACAAGCTACATTCCAAGCGTAGAATGGAGCGGCGACCTGGACAGCGCAGCGCGAAAAGTTGCGTTCAAGCTCGCTTACAATACAGCAGCGAATGACGCGACGTTCCAGGCGGTCCTGCTGAAACTCGGCGGCTTCATCTACGTTTACTATGACGGTCAGCAGATTTTCAGCGGCCGTCTTTTCTATGTCAAACGCAATACGGCCGACTATACATTCGACTACGTCGCGTATGACGACATGATTTTCCTTGCAAAGTCGCAGGTCTACCTTAAATTCAGCAACGTCAGCATCACGGATGCCATCAAACAGGTATGCGGCGAAATTGGCATACCTATCGCGGATGATATCCCAAAACTCGACGCTAAAGTGAATTTCATCGCCGACGGCAAGAGCTGCACCGAAGTTTTCCAGATGCTAAAGGGCGAGTCGAAGAAGAAAGCGGCGGCGAAGACAACGACCGGCACGGGCTCGCACGGAGCATACGAAGGGAACCCACAGTGCTCAGCTATCATCGACGCAGCACGGTCTAATGGCATCGACCCACATATCGCCCTGGGCATGGCCGCACGAGAAACCGGCGGCGACGATATCAACGAAATCTATATGGCCGGCAACGGAGGTCTGATGCAGATCACCGAAGAAACGGCCGCAAACTACGGCATTGACTCGATGTACCCAGACTGGCGGACTGATTACACACAAAACGCTCAGGCCGGCATGTATATCCTGAAGCAGAAAATCAATGAACAAGGCGGCGACGTCTGGGAAGGCGTACGGGCTTATAACGGGAGCGGCGCGGCAGCAGAGCAATATAAGGAAATCGTGCGCAGCAACTCAGAAACCATCCCACAGGACGTCGGCAGCGGCAACAGCGCCACGACAACTACCACCCAGGGCACAGACGAAACAACCGGCGGGGGCGGCGAATTTACCGTCTACTGCAAGCTCGACAAGGTCACGCTCGTCCAGAAGGGAACGCTGGCAACCAATGACATTTTGTCAGACAGTGTCCAAATCGGACACACAGAACACAGCCAGAGCACGGAAGACATGATAAACCGCGTGAAGAGCGTCGATGACACGGGAAACATCTGCCAGGTCTACAGCATCGAGGATGATATGACGCATTACGGCACGCTGCAGGCCGTCTATAAGATGCAGAACCCGAAAGACAATCAGGGCGCGGACAACGTCGCGGCTGCCAAGGCACAGCTAAAGCGCATCAAGGAAGAGTCGAGCCTGGAAGGGCTCGGCAACATCAACTGCATTGCCGGCTTTTGCGTGACCGTAGAAGAACAGCAACTGAAAGGAAAATTTTTCATCAAAGCGGACCGGCACAAATTCGAGAACAACGTCCACACGATGAACCTGACGCTCGAATATATGCCGGAACAGCCGGATACACCGACCATCAAAGTCGAAAACATTGCGGCGCCGGTATTCAAGTCGTCGGGAAGCAAGAAATCGTCTTCCGGGGCGTACACCGGCAGCGTCGATACGTCGCAGATTAGCCAGAATGTGGACGCTGGCTGCAATGCTGTCGATGCGGCCCAGGGGGCATATGTCCCAGATGGCTGTGTCTACAGAGTTACCCAGGCGGGCTCGTACTGGAGCCCGTTCCTCAAGAGCGAATACGACAACAGCGTCATGGGTGTCGGGCGGCTCTATGATGATGCACAGGCCGCCGGCGTACAGACAATCCCCTACGATTCAAGCCAACTTGAAAAAGGCGACACTATCGTATACCGTACGGCCGACGATTCGGACTGGGCGCATGTCGGCACGTACGACGGCGAAGGCGGCGTGTGGCACAACAGCTCGCAAGAGCAAAGCTGGTATCATCAGCCAGGCAGTATTTCCATGGGGCCGAGCGAATACCCAGCATATATTATTAAGACCTCGAAAGGATGATAAGCATGAAAGGGACAGACGACCCATACAAAGGGATGCTGAATCTCTTTTCGAATATGATCACGCGTCTCGGCATACAGAACGGGGCGGCTGTCGGACTCGTTGTCAGCGGCCCGCCAAATATTGCCATTAAATACAATGGCATGACGCTGACAAAAGAGAATCTGCTCGTCGATGAATACTGGATACCTGGACATACTCGCCACGTCGTCGGCTCAACAAGCTACGCCGCTGGCGGTTCAGGCGATGCGGAATACGCAAGCCATGCGCACCCAATCGACAACGACGAGGCACTGACAGACACCTGGGCACCGGGAGACAGAGTAGCCCTGTTGCCGATTTACTCAAGTGAGGACAAGCAGGGCGGACAGAAATTCATCGTATGGGGGAAATTACGGTATTTAGATTAGAGGTGATAACATGCCAACCAATCCTTTTATGACGGCCGGTCTGACATCGACACTGTCGCCGGCCTCGGCCTTGTCAGACAAAGACAGCCTGCCGGAATTCAAAGAGCTGGCATGGGACTTTGAGAAGAACCGATTTATCTACAACCGGGACGGCACACACAAAGTACTGACGCAGAACGAAGCGATGAAAGTGTGGATATGCAAGGCTATACTGGTAGAACGATACCGTTACCGGGCGTACTTTGATGACTACGGCATGGAGCTGGAGCGCTTCATTGGCAAGACGCCGAACGACGGCATATCACAGACCTTGCTTTTCCAGTACATTAAAGAGGGACTGCTGGTCAATCCGTATATCAAGCGCGTGACGGCGAACGGCATCACCAGGACGAAGAAGAAAATCACCATGGAGCTGACAGTGACGACGATTTACGGCACAGCAACCGTAGAGGCAGAGGTGTAGCATGGCATTTGAAATCAAGACGCAGGATAAATACCTGCAGGAACTAAAAAATATATATGAAAACCTCTTCGGCGGTACGCTGTCAGATGTATCCGGCACCTTTGTTGGGGACAACTTGTCGGCAAATGCCGTCGAATTTGAAAAGGCATCGATTGAAATGAACCTCATGATGGAAGCGGCCTTCGCGCAAACGTCATGGGGTGACTATCTGACCATGATTGCAGCAGAACACGGCATCGACCGCAAGGAAGCGGCGCAAGCCCAGGGGACAGTAACAGTCACTGGCACGGGGAATATCAATGCCGGCGCATTATTTGCCACTGAAAGCGGCATCAATTTCGAAGCAGTCAAAAGCACGACGATTGACAAAAAAGGGGATGTCGCTATCAGGGCCGTCGATGCGGGCACGTCGGGGAACGTTGCGGCAGGAACTATTACGAAGATCCCTGTCACCATTGCCGGTATTTCTTCCGTGACGAACGCGGCGGCGACAACAGACGGATACAACGCCGAAAGTGATGACGCGCTGCTAACGCGGCTCTATTTCCACGTACGTAAACCGATTACATCTGGAAACGCGAATCAGTATGAAGAATGGGCGCTATCAGTTGAAGGCGTAGGAAAAGCGAAAGTCAAGTCAATCTGGAACGGAAACGGGACCGTCAAAGTCATCATCGTCGATACTGACTATAATCAGGCATCGGACGTGCTGATAAAGAAAGTGTCGGACTACATCGAAAGCGTGCGGCCTGTCGGGGCGACCGTCACAGTAGTGACGCCAAGCCTCAAGGAATGCACCGTATCAGCGACCGTCACGGTAGCGACAGGATACGAAACGACATACAAAACGACACTGGAGACGGCTATCAAGAAGTATATGCAGCAAGAGGCTTTCCTCGAAAACCACATTTCCCTGGCACGCATCGGCAAAGCCATGCTCGATAGCGGCGCTATCACAGACTACGATAACCTGCAGCTTGATGGCAGCAGCAAAAACATCACGCTGACCGAAGAAGAGCTGCCACGGCTCAAAGAATTGACGGTGACGACAAATGGCTAGTTTTATTCGAGAAGAAAAAGTAGACTTAAGCAAGTACCTGCCGGCGTTCCTTACCAAAGATCCGGAGTTTGCCGCAAAACTCGCCGCCGAATCGGCTGTCCACGACGAAATACGACAGGAGCTAGACGACATCTTAAATCAATTCTTCGTCGCAACTGCAACGTGGGGCCTGACGTACTGGGAGGATTTCCTCGACCTGCCGCACGATGAAACACTAACGGACGCTGACCGGCGCAGCCGTATCATACAGAAAATCAACGGCAGCCAGACGGTAACACTTGATTTTCTCACAAAGCTAGTCAATCAGTACGTCGCCGATAAAAGCGGCGTCGTCGCAGACCACCCGGAAACGTACAGCATGGAAATCGACATCCCGCTCATCGACAAAGAGCGCCTCAAAAAGATGAGGCAGGACATCGATACATATATCCCGGCGCACATCGGCCCGTACTATAAAGAGATAGAGAAGCGCCTGGCGCAGCAGAACATGGCCATGATAAAAGCCACGACAAAGACCGTCGACATATACCAGGCCTCGCTCGAAAAAATCGAGCCGGAAACGCCGTACTATGTAGCCATGGCCATGACCATGACAGAAGAGCTTACACTTACGATTGGAGGTATCTGATGGCGACCTATAACGCATTCATCGTGACAGACGTCGGGCGGTCGCTTTTAGCAAAAGCGGTAGCGAACAAGGGCGACACTTTTAAAATTACGAGCATCGCCACGACGTCGCACACGTACAAAACCAGCGACATTGCCGGCCTGACGAAAGTTGACGACGTAAAGCAGACTTTCCCGCTGGCCTACGCGGCGGCTGACGAATCGACCGTCAAATTGCAATTTAATATCACAAACGTCGGGCTCGGCACATCATACACGCTGGCCGCGCTTGTCGTATACGCATCGTACAACGGCAATGACGCAATCCCATTCGCCGTGTCCATTGCGAATAATCCGGATGTCATGAACGCCGAACAGGCCGGTGCGCTGGTACGGAATATCCTGACAACGATTTACATCAAGACAGACAATGCCTCGGCAATCACGATTGCTGTCAGCATGGACACGTACGTCACAAAGGCTATGCTCGATGCGGCCGAGAAAAACGCGCTCGATAAGGCGCACCCCATCGGGAGCGTCTATCTCTGCATTGGCGGCCAGGACCCGGCGACGGCCTTCGGCGGGACATGGAAAAAAATCGAGGGCTCGTACCTGTTGGCATCCGGCAGCTATGACGGGCAGACGCTGACAGCCGGCAAGCAAATTGGCGAAACGAGACACACTATCACTCAGCAGGAAATGCCGCCCCATAGTCACTCGGGCAATACGGACGGTGCCGGTAATCACTATCACGGCACATGGGGAGAACATCAAAAATACGGAGGTGGCCCGTTTGGTGCATACGACTGGAATTCAAATCATGCCGGCTCTAATGGCGGCGTCGACTGGGACAACATCCTGTACAAAACGTCAACCGATGGCTGGCATTCGCACCACTTCACCACGGCAAATGCTGGCGGCGGACAGAGTATGCTCGTCATGCCGCTGGCAACCGTCGTCGATGCCTGGTATCGCACGGCCTAGGAGGTGAGATAAATGGCAAATTTCGCAAACGGCTACGTACTGACAAAAAAAGGTACGGCACTGATGGCCGACGTCGAGGCCGGCAAATTATCGCTCAAATTGACGCGGGTGCAGCTCGGCTCGGGGACCGTCAATAGCACGTCCGATTACGACAGCCGCACGGCCCTGGTCACGCCACAAAACAGCATGACCATCACGGACCTGACGACGGAGGACGTCGACACCGTGCGTACATGTAAAATTACGGTATCGCTGACAAGCGACAAAGTCGAAACCGGATACAACGCAACAGAAATCGGCCTTTTTGCAAACGACAGCACCGGCGCGGAAATCTTATACGGCGTCTGCTACGACGCGAACGCCGGCTACATCCCGAGCAAGAGCGACGGCAACAATACGACAATAACCTTCGTCCTGCGCATCGTGACCACGACGAAAGCAACAATCGAACTGGTACTGCCTAAGACGGCCCAGGAGCTTGTGACGCTTGTGCAGGAAAAAGCAAACAACGCGATTGACTCCGCGACGGCTGCCGCAAAAAGCGCATCTGAAGCGTCTGACAGCGCGTCGAAAGCAGCCCTGTCTACGACGACAGCAGCAGGCTACTCGGACAGCGCCAAGGCCAGCGCATCGACAGCAGCGACAAACGCGGCGACAGCAACGATCCAGGCCACGGCATCGGCCGCAAGCGCAACGGCAGCCGCATCGACAGAAGAAAAGGTCGAAGCGATGTACAAAGCAATGCTCTTCGACATCATCGGCCCGCCGCCGTCCGAAATGGATCATGCACGATTCATCGTAGGCGCAGGCCCGGCAGCTATGTAAAGGAGGTGAGCACATGGCAGACACGACAACAACCGATGCTGGCGGCTACAGCCGCATACAGCACTCTATCGGCACCGCGGCCGACTGGGAGAAATACAACCCGGCGATTCGCCCGGGCGAGCTCGCGGTAGTCATCAAGACCGACGGCAATGTCATGGTCAAAATCAATAAGACGATGAATGACATGAAGTACGCCGATTTACCAGTCATCTGGGACCAGGGCGTCGCGGCACAGCTGCAGACAGACCTTACTGACGCACAAAAAGCGGCCAGCGCGGCAACGGATGCGAAAAACGCGGCCCAGACCTACGCGCAGCAGGCAGAGGCAACCGCGAACGCTATCAAGGAGAAAAGCATTTTGGCTATCACGGATAGCGTGCAGCTGGCGGTCAACACCGAAGACGGCGGCCTCGATATCGTCATAACAACGGAATAATAAGGAGGATTAGTAATGGCAACAGAAACTTTCAATCTGCCGCGGCGCGAAGACTATACGCGCATCGCAGCGGCCATTGAATCGCAGAATGATTTGCTTCGCGGTCATTTCAAGGCAGCGGGCGAAACGGTAGTAAAGTCCTGGGAGGGATTTCGGAATCTTTGCCGGGCAGGCGGCATCCGCACGTATTACGCGGTAGGCGACCAGCTGCAGTGCAAGCGCGGCGATACGACGCTGACCTGGGACATCGTCCACATCGGCGATAACGCTGATACAGGCGGCAGCTACGTCATCTTGCAGACGCATGACTGCCTGCCCTGGGATACGTTCGAGTTTGACGACCGTGAAGCTATTTTTCGGGCGCCGAGTGACATGGCCGCTGGTACGTATCACTTCACGACCGTGACGAGCGGCAGCACAGATACAAACTGGACGGACAGCACAAAATCCGGCTGGACAAAAACATGGCAATTTACAACTACAAAGACCATCCCCAAAGGCGGGCAAATCTGCTTTAGCGAAGGTATGGAATGGAATACAGACTTGTCGACGCTCAGCATCTCGACGTACTCGAAGCCGGCCGACACGACGGCGCTTGAAACCGTCGCAATGACCTTAGGTACTGGTGGCACTGACCTTGCAACGCTGGGCACGGTCAACCATGCACAGCGTATCTGTTACGGCTATAACCGCTGGAGCCAGTCGAACCTCAGACAATGGCTCAATAGCAGCGCCGCGGCTGGCGCGTGGTGGAGCCCACAGAACGACTTCGACCGCCCGCCGCACTACGCGACATCAGCAGGCTTCGCAAACGGGTTCGACAGCGATTTCCTTGCCGTCGCCACAAAATCGAGCCTCATCACGGATATCAATAAAACCAGCGACAGCGGCAGTCATGATACGACGCAGGACCTGTTTTTCCTGCCGGCCATGGTCAACATCAACGGGGGTAACAATACTTATGACCATCCTGAATCGGCAGTACAGGACATCGAAGACACGGTCGTCTGGGACTACTACACAAAATTCCGCCGCGACGGCAAGACCGGCATAAATACCGAGCAGGACGATAACCGCCGCAAGTACAAGCAAGGCTCGTCGACAGAATGGAGCTGGTGGGAACGGTCGCCGGATTGCAGCGGCGCTTTCACCGTGCGCGGCGTCACCGATGGTGGCCGCGCGTGGTGGGGCCACAGCGCGTGCCACTGGTTCGGCGTGGCCCCGGCTTGCCGCATCGAATAATCAACAAATCCGCCGCAAACAGCGGCGGATGGAGGTGATAAAAAATGGCAGTACCGAAATCGCAGCGGGCGAAGACGCCGCTTACCGTACTCACGGAGCTAGATGCGCTCATCAGCTACACGATACAGCTCTGCACCGACGAGCGCCGCTTCCCAAAGCGCTACCGCTGGTGTCTCACGAAAGACATCATAGACAGTGCAATCAAGGCAAAGGCCGACGCCGCACGGGCTAACTCCGTATACGTAAACGACCGCGAGAGTGCGATACTGAGGCGTACATACCAGCAGAAAGCTATTGCAAATCTCGCGGCACTCGGAACGCTTATGGACACGGCTTTCAAAGTTTTTAGCGGCCTGCGACACCTCGACGAAGAGAAGCCGAAGAAGCACGTAAACATCGCGACATGGACTGCCAGGTATGATAAAACGAAAGCACTAATGCTCGCGTGGAAAAAGTCAGACACCGAGCACGCAAGAAAATACATGGGTTGACGGCTGTCGGTCGCCGAATTGCAGCAACGCTTACAACGTGCGCAACGTCACCGATGGTGGCCGCGCGTGGTGGAACAACAACGCGTACAACTGGAACGGCGTGGCCCCGGATTACATGCGGCCAGCATAGAGTAGTGGTATACGAAATCAGCGCCGTCTGCAAGGAGCCGTCAACCCGACCTCGAAAGGGGCGAACAAGATACCGCGACGCGGGCGGCTTACGCCGGCCCCGCTATCAGCGCGGCTAAATTATGGCAAAATCAATCAAAGAGACCGTGGCAGACTTCGGGAATCTATACGATGCGATGCAGCGCTGCGCAAACGGCGTACGCTGGAAAAAGAGCATCATCAGATATCTGCAAAATGGCCTGGCAAATACAGAAAAGCTAAGGGAAGAGCTACTAAGTGGCACATACCGCATCGGCCCGCAAGTGCGATTTACAGTGTACGAGCCGAAACGTCGCGAGGTTATCGCGATGCGATTTCGCGACCGGCAGGTACATCAGTCACTCTTACAAAAATACCTGGCAAAAGAAATCTCGCGCCATTTCATTCATGACAACGCCGCCGGACAAAAGGGGAAAGGGCCAGACTTTGCACTTCGGCGCATCCGGGCGATGCTTGAAAAAGCCTACCGGATGTACGGCAACAATGTCTATGTGTATACGTACGACATCAAGAGCTTTTTCGGCAGCACGCGCCACGACGTAGCCAAAGCGGCTATCAAGAAGCGCGTGCGAGATAAATGGGCTTGCCAAATGGTCTGCAACCTCATCGACAGCTTCGACGGCGACGTCGGCATCGGGCTTGGCTCGGACATCGCACAGTATATCGAGCTGGCCGTGCTGGACGACTTAGATCACTACGTCAAAGAGCAGCTGCACGTCAGGTTTTACGCAAGGTACATGGACGACTTCGTCATTATCACTGGCGGCAGAGAGAATTCCAGGGCATATCGGGCAGCCATCGAGCACGAGCTCGGCCGAATCAGGCTAGAGCTGCACCCGAAGAAATGCCGCGTCGTACCGGCTTCACGCGGCTTTAAGTGGCTCGGCTATCGCATACGTCAGACGCCGACCGGAAAAATCATCATGACGCTGGACAAAAGGAAAATCGTACATGAGCGCAGAAAACTTAAGCGCATGGTGCGGCTCGTAAAGCTCGGGAAGCTTCCGAAAGAAACGCCAGACCACAGCCTGGAAAGCTGGGCATCACATGCGGCCCACGGGAACAATCATAGAATCATATGCAAAATGAAAACGTATTACAAATCTTTATGGAGGGACTAAGATGTTTAACCACATCAGCAAAGAAGAAAAAATTAGGCAACTCGAAACAGAAAACCAGATGCTTCGCTCGAAACTTGCAAGCACCGTCTCGCAGATGTCGTATGTCGCGATGATGAGCGACGTTGATCTGCCGACCGATACAACGACGCAGGACGGGACGACGGAGGTGACAGCAGATGAGTAAGTGGTACAAAAAAATCAAAGAATGGTACGAAGCCGGGTACTGGACAAAGGCCATGGTCAAAAACGCTGTGATTAAAAAGCGCATTACGGCCGATGAATACAAGAACATCACAGACGATGACTATGTCGCTGATTGAGATTATCACGACGCAGTATGACATCATCAACGCGCAAAATGCGTTGATTTACCGGCTCGCACAGTGTGCAGGGCAAGTTGAGGGACTCGATGAAGAAATGAAGCGCATCAACGAGATAAAAGAAAGAATCGAGGCGAAGCCATGATTTTTGAAAAAGTTGCCGAGGCCCTGCTGGCGTATGCCATCCCGACTGCCTCGGCTATGATGCTTAGCTGGCTGACGTACACCATCAAGACAAGCCGCAAGCGCCAGGATGCACTAGAAGAAGGCGTCAAGTGCTTGCTGAGAGACCGCATCATCCAAGCGCACCGCTATCACGTAATAGAAGGACACGAAGTGAGCGCTGAGGAATACACCAGCAGCGAAGACATGATTGCAAGCTACAAAGTCCTCAAAGGCGAAAACGGATACATCGACAGGCTGGCCGAGGAATACAAGCAAAGCCCGATTTCTGGGCAGCATTAGGAGGCGGTTTAATGATCGAGAAAATCAATGTCCCGGATGTACTGACCGTCGCCGGGCTGCTTGTCGCACTCATCATGTCCATTTTCTATGGCATGAATGAATTAGCGATGAGTATTGCGAGCGGTTTGCTTGGCTACATCGGCGGCAACATCAAGACAGCCGCCACCAAAAAGGAGGACCAAAAATGAAAGTATACATTAATCCGGGGCACGACATTGACTATGACAGCGGCGCAGTCAATCCGAACAGCGGACTGCGTGAATGTGACGTAGCACTCAAAATCGGACAACTCGTCAAAGGATACCTGGAAGCGGCGGGCTGTGAATGTCGGCTTTTGCAGAGCGACAATCTCTACTACGACAGCCAGTACGATGACCGCCCGGTCGCCGTCTGTGCCGATGCAAACGAATGGCCGGCCGATGTCTTTGTCAGTATCCACTGTAACGCCGCCAACGGCCAGGCCCGCGGCACAGAGGTAGAGTGCTACAGCCGGATGAGCAACGGCGGCAACCTTGCCCAGTGCATCCAGAGTCAAATTATTGATGACCTGGGTACAGCAGACCGCGGCGTAAAAGAAATGCCTGGGCTTATCGTCTTAAAACACACCGACATGCCGGCGGTACTCGTAGAAACTGCTTTTATCGACAATGACGATGACGCCGATTTGCTCGTCAACCGATGGGATGACTTCGCACGAGCTATCGCCCGCGGCGTCACCGATTACGAATGCAGCTTACAGTAATCCAGGAGGTGATCATTTATCTTTCGTGCGACGAAAGGGGATGATTAACTTTCTAGTATACACTTTTTATTTTTATATTTTCGGACTGGCCGGACAGAGCCGGACATAGGCATGTCCGGACAAATTGGAGGGAAAACTATGAGTAAATGGACTGAAGTACGTGATGGTATGTTGGCAGCTCTTGATACGAGCGATGTAGTAGAATCCGCAAAACAGCAGATTATTGAAAGCCTGACAGGCGAAGGCATGGAAGCCATTGAATCTGTAGCAGATAAACTGGTTACACAGGTACAGGCCCAGGCGGCATCCGAAGCCGGCTGGAACGCCATCCGTGACAAATTCGTGTTGCCTTTGCTTATCAACGGCACAATCTGGGCAGTTAAATTTGTGCTGAGCAAGAGCACCACGTCTACAAACGCATAACCATATAAAACTATAATAATGTAGCAGCCCCTGGTAGTACGCACTGCAATTGTACGCAGATCGCCGAGCCCAGGGGCTGTTTTTTTGTTGCAAATTTTGCGAGAGGTGGTATACTATAGTTAAGTCACGGCAGAGATATTCTGACCGCGAGGGTTGAAATTGTAAAATTGATTAGTACGTTAGTACCCGATCAAGCAAAAAGGCTTGTCTACCAAAAACGGTATGACAAGCCTTTTTTGCTTCTTTTAATTGGACAGAGAGCAGGAAACTTAAAAGGAAAAACTGAAAATATCTAAAATTATACTTGACATATTGTACTACACGCAGTACAATATAATCAGAAAGAGGGACAAGGAAGTCCCGGGAAGAAGTCGAAAGGAGCGACAAAAAAATGAAGTTGAACATTACATATAGTTGCGGACATCAAGGAACTATCGAAGTATTCGGTAAAGCCGAAGAAAGAGAACGGAAAATTAAGTATTTTGAAGAATATGGGCTGTGCCCTGATTGTTACAAAGCAGAAAAACAAAAGGAAGCCGAAGAATTCGCTGTAAAGTATGAGCTTCCGGAATTAAAAGGATCAGAGAAACAAGTCGCGTGGGCGAAGAAGATCAGAAAAGAAAAAATTGAAGCATTTGAAAATGAAAAACCGGCGATTCGCAAAGGCGCTGGAGACGATTTCGCAGACTTTCTCAATGACTTTACTAATAACTACTATAAAAATACTTCGGCATCGTGGTGGATCGACCACCGCGAATCGAGAATGTTTAAAAAAGACCTGTTAGGGAAAGCTGTAGCGGATTTCAAGGCACAAGATGCTAGATAAAACAGTTACGTCGCCCCCCATCGAGAAATCGGCGGGGCTATTGTCTGAAAAAATTTAACCCGCCCCTTCCGCCGTGGCGGAAATATGAAGAACCAGGAGATTTCTGATAGGAGAGTTATTATGGAAGAAAGCAGAAAAAGAGCAAATCAAAAATGGATTAAACAGAATTATGAGTCGATAACAATTCGCGTACCGAAAGGAACGAAAGAGAAAATTAAGGCATGGGCAGAAGATGCTGGCTTGAGTATGGCTTCCTACATTCAAGAAGCTTGTAAAGAAAAATCAGAAGAAGGCGATTAA